CCCAGAGCTTCCAGAAGTGGGCCACCTGGGCTGGTTTCAACAGCATCATCGGATCGTCACATGGTGGATGGTCGCCGAACCGGCGCGGGCCGTCCGTGGATCGGCCATCCACCCCGCGAGGTTCGTGTAGGAGACCCGACCCCAGAGCGGGTACGCGGCGGGCTTCAGATGGATCCCGTCCTGGTCAAACGGAGCGTACAGGTTATCGGGGAATCCGGTCGACGTCCTGTTTGTCGCGAACAGATCGTGATCCAGCACCCGGCGCACACCTGACGTCGAGGCCCACGTCGTGAGGTTGGTGTTCCAGGTGCGAATCGTCAGCGAGTAGGAGTCCGATCCGCTCGTCCTGGGGAGAATGTCCTGGATCACGAGCAGTGCATTGCTCGCGATGCAGGCGGATCGGACCACGTTGGCGTTGCTCTCGATCTGGCTCCAGGTGTTGCCGGCGGAGATGTCGTTGATCCCGCATCGAACGAAGACGAAGCGCGGCTTGTTCTTCAGCGCGTTCGTGACGTCATAGGTCATCTGGCCCCAGACGCGGCCCTGCACCCCGCGGTTCGTAGCGGTCACCAACCCGCCGGAATAGGTCAACAGCTGGGAAGCCACGTTGGCGTTGGTGTCGCCACTGGGACCTCCATCCGATGTCGGTCGGTAGGCCGGATATCCGGCGGTGATGCTGTCCCCGATGAACGCGACGTAAACTCCGTTCGTCCATGACGCCACGTCGCTAGCGAGATCCGCCCTCGCCGTTGAGGCCAGCGCGAGCAATGCCCCAAGGAGAATTGTCCTCATCGGATGATGGTTGGCCCGGCAGCCCGGGCCGGCAGGTTGGTGAGGAAAACGGGTAATCCGACCGAATTGCGCTCGAACGCTGTCCCCCCGTCGAGGGACCACTCGGCGATGAGCGATTGCGGCCTGATCTTGGTAGGGTGAACCGCCTTGGCAGGCGATCCTCCGCCAGCCAGTTGCTCAATTTCGGAGGTGGTTAGAGCGACGTTGTAAATCGCCGCCAACGCGAGATCCCCCTCAAAAATGCTCGGGCTACCGCTGTTCGGAAACCCCCCGTCACACCGGATGCCCAGGCTCATGGCCGTCAACGTCGGGGCTACAGAGGTCGCATTCGTGCCCTCAGGCACACCGTTGACGTAGATGACGCGCGAGGTGCCTGACGCAAAGACGGCGGCGATGTGGGTCCACTGATTGAGGGCAGGAGGCGTCAGCGAGGCGGCATACGATTCCGATCCCCCAGCGCGGCTTGCCACGTACCATCGATTCAAGCCGACGCTAATCCCGGCGAGCTGGTAGTGGTTGGCGGCTCCGGTCGTGGTCAGCAGCGCCTTGCCGATCCCATTCGTCACGCTGGGCCGAACCCACACAACCAGGGTTTGGGGCGTCGCGGTCAGTGAGCCCGTGCTCACCCACCCACCCTGCCACGATGGGGAAATCAGGAAGTTCCGCCCAGCGTTGCAAAGTATCCCGAACGCCAGGAGCGCGGCGACGCCGAGGGTGGCTCGAGGAATGCTCATTGCGCGTAGCGGTGATCGACGGCGATCAAGTAGGCGTTGCTGAGGCTGCTATCCGAACCCGGTAAACGCGTGATTCGGAGCATGAACGGCTTGCTGAAATCGTTCGTGCCGCCGACCACCCCGGTCGGTGGGTTCAGCGCGATCGTGATGTTGGTGGGCACCCGAGCGGTCCCGGGGATGTTGCTCGTCCACGTGGCCGCAGTGGAGAGAAGGTTCGTGTCGATGCCTCGCAGCGTCAGCAGCTGCCACTGCGCCTGCCAGCAAACGGTATTCGCGGTGTCGTCGCTGGCAAACGTCAGGGTCACGGTACTGCCAGTGTCCGGATCCTGGCCCAGCACGCCGAGCATCGAGATCTCCTCCGACGTGGTTCCGTCGAACTCCATCGACGACACGCCATCCCCGAGCACTCGGTATTGAGCCTGGTTGGACGAGTTCGTCCCAGGCGTCATCTGCGGGGCTGTCCATGACGCGATCCGGCCTCCGAGCACTCTCGGAGGCCGGGAGAACGACTGCGGAGTCCCGTTGGTGAACCGGTTGACGCCGGTGAAAACGTTGTTCACCCCAACAGAGGCGTCACCCCCACCGGCTGGGAAATTGGTGGCGACCATCAGGATCTCCCCGTTTGCGTTGGTGACGAGAATGATCCCCCCAGTCGCCGCGGCGTTGTTGGTGAACTTGGCATTCACGGTCGACCCGTTGACCGTAACGGAGGTCCCGCCACCTCCACCTCCTCCGGCTCCCACCGCCCGATCCACGTACTCCGTGTTCGCCGCCAGCGTGTTGCTGGATCCGACGCTCGCCGTGGGGACGGTGGGCGATCCGGTGAGAGCCGGGCTCACTGCCCGCACCGGGGCACCCGTGCCAGTATCCGACACGTCGTTGGTGAGACGATTGTCAGCGCCCCAGATCGCCCCTCTTGATGGCGTCGCGTTGGACACGCCCCGGTTGGGCAAGGGATTGAGGAGATCCAGATTGGTGATGATCAGAGTCGCGAAAATACTCGGGCCCTGAAACGTGTTCGTGCTGGTGAAGACGTTCGCGGCAGTCAGAAGAGCTAGCGCGGCCTCGTTCAGCGTGCCGACCTTCAGCAGCTTGCCGGTCGCGCCGTCGAACAGTGCGAGCCTGCCGTCGGTGGCGCTGGCCGGACCCACGACGTCGCCGGTGCCTCCGCCGCCCGGAGGAATCGCCAGCGTCCCGTCGTCCCGGATGAACTTCGAGCCGGTCGGCGTGCCGGTGGCCAGCCGCGCGATCGGAATCTGGCCGGAGGAGAACGCGGTGGAGGCGTTGAGGTTGGTGATGCCGGCCCCGTTCAAGGCCGCCAGGGCCGTCAGATCCGAGTCCAGGGGCTGGTATAGGCTGGTCAGGCTCGAGATGGCCGCGGCGATCGCCGAGGTGACCTCGGAGTCGCGGGCGATGGAGGCGGCGATCTGGGGCGTCACCCGGCCGCCGGAGATCGAAAACGTGAGCTCGGAGGTGTCGACCAGGTTCGATCGCCAGAACGCGCTCGGCGCCGAGACGATCTTCGTCGAGGAGTCGTAGAGGAGGAAAGCGTCGGCGGCCTTCACGACCGGGAGAAATCCCAGGAGGGCGACGAGGAGGAGAAGCGGGGTCTTCATTCAGGAATGGGTTGCAGGGTGATCTTCCCGTCCTCGACGACGGGCTTCAGCCAGAGGTATTGCCCATCGCCGACGGCCAGACGGAGCTTCCCGCTGATGTCGAGGTTGACGTGCTGATGGCTCAGCGGCGCGTAGCGGGCGTCGCCCCGGGCGTTGTTCAGGTACTGAGCGTGGTCGTCGTCGGTGAGACCGGTGAGCTCGCCGTGGTCGGAGGTGCCGCCGCCGCCGCCGCCGGAGCCGCTGACCAGGATGGTCCCAGGGAACGAGACCGTGATGGGGGTGTCTGCCATGGGATGAAGGGGTTAGCGGGTGGCCGGACTCCGGACCTCGAACTCGAACGACACGGGGGTGTAGGGCCCAAAGGCGGGCGATGACCGCGACACGCGGATGTCCCCGGTGAGAGTGCCGGTCCAGAGCGCGGTGACCGTTCCGGGGACGTCGAGGAGGATCTTGTAGATCCCGTCCTCGAGGGAGGTGGTGATGCGGGAAGTGGCCGCGAGATCCAGCACGAGGCGCCCGTCCCGAGCCCGGATCTGGCTGGCGACGGCGACGCCGGTCCAATCGAAGTCGGCGATCTCGAACCCGACCAGCCAGGACCAGCGGTTGCCGCGGATGAGCGGCTGGAGTTGGTAGTTCATACGATGCGCCCTTCCCGGCGGCGAAGCCGGATCCGATCGGCCGCGAGACGAATCTGGTCTCGCGACGGGGCAATCAGTTCGGCCAGCCCGGAGTAGGCATCGGCCAACAAAAGGTGGTTCTCGCACCCGTCGACGTAGTCGCCCGCGGTACCGTCTGGCATCTTCTCGCGCTCGGAGCCGGCCAGAAGGTGTTCGTCCAGGGTGGCGAGAATCGGAGGGGACCCGGGGCGTCGCTGGGGCAAAAGCATGGCCGGCCGCTGGCGGATGGAGCCGCCGATGACTTCCTGCACACCCTCGGCGGGGGTGAGGAATTCCCGGACCGCCCGATCGATGGTCTCGAACCGGTTGCAGACGATCAGCGGGACGAACATCTGGCGACCGTCCGGACCGTCGAAGACGTCAAGGTCATGCTCCACGCCGGCGCCCAGAGAGCGTTTCCCGAAGGTGACGAGGGCGCAGCGGATTCCGCGCCACTGGGCGACCCCGGCACGGCGCCGGAACGTGATGCCGCCGGGGAGGCTCACGTGGCACTCGCCATGGCCCACGGGAGGACTCGGCCAGCGTTCGAGTTCATCCAGCCCGTTGAGGTGAAGAGCGAGGAGGCGGGCGTTGGTGACCTCGGGGCGCTGATCGATGCAGAGCAGCTTGATCTTGTGCAGGGCGCAGAGGCGGGCGGCCCGTTCCACCATGCGGGCAGCCGGGATCTGCTCGGCGACTACCAGCCGGCGGGGCACTCCGGGGCCAATTTCACGGGCGGAGAACCAGCACCGATCCCCGGTGTCCAATCCCGCCACCCGCACCGTCTCCGGCCGCGGTGGCGGAGCCAGGTCAAACGGTTCGACCTCCCGCGAGCGGTCCAGAATCTCGGGGGTCAGGGCCTGGGTGGAGGAGCGCGGGAGAGCCAGCCGGTCGCAGCGGAAGACGGTCATCTTCTCGTCGTCCGCGAGAGCCTCCGCCCAGGCGCGGACGATCTGGCCCAGATCGATGGCCGGAATGCCCAGCTGGCTGATGCGGAAACTCCACTGGTACTGTCGCAGCCGGGCGGGAACGCGGTGTTCCCACCGCGGGCGGGCGGTATCGAGCGGGGCGCCGCATTCCGGGCAGGCGAGATGATAGCGGTTGGCGGGCTGGTGGCTGGCGACGGGCTTGTCCCCGCGGTGAAAAGCCCCGTCGAATCCGAGGACCGGATCCAACGGGCGCGGCTTGGGGCCGCTGGTGAGCCGGACGATCCGCGGAAACTCCTCCTCGGGATTCCATGCCCGGCGACACTGCGGGCAGTCGAGCATCACCACGCCCTGGCTCCCATCCTTCCAGGCCTTGTTCTGGCCGCGCCCGTGGACGCGCTGGGTGCCGATCTGGAGGATCAGGCGAAGATTCGAGGATGTCAGGCGGCCCTCGACGAACTTGGCCATCCGCGGCTCGATGTCGTCCACCTCGTCCATGACTGCCATGTCCATGGTGAAGGTGGTCGGGACCTTGCCGAGGCCTCGGATCATGCCCGAGGACGTGCGTCGGCCGTCGGTCACGAGGAACGCGCCCTTCCGGTTCACCTGCCGGCCGCTGCGGTTGACCGCCTTGCCAATCTGCGTGGCCTGGGCGAACCACTCGATCTGATCGACGACATCCGGTCGGAACTTAGTGTCGACCATGCCCTGCACGAGATCGTCGTCGGGGAGGTAGAGGCCGAAATTCCTCCAAGTCTGGGAGGTGGCGTAGGCAGCGAGGAACAGTTCCAGCATCGACTTGCCAAACTGCGCGCCGCCGGCCAGGGCGATCCGGGCGTCGGGCAGGCACTCCGACAGGACCCGATCGATGGTGCCCACGACTTCCAGGAGAGCTTCGCGGCCGGCGAACGTGTAGGGCCCGTGGTGGCCGCCCCCGGCGGGGACCCGCGCGTCCATCTCGAGGAATTGGCGGAAGGTCTCGCGGCGCGGGATGACGACGGCCAGATCACCGCCATCCAGACGGTGTTCCAGCCGGCTCAGGGCGCCGCCAGCGTCGGGGCCGGCCGTCATTTCTTCACCTCCTCATCCCGCTCCCGGATGACCTCGCGCAGCCGCGCAAACACCTTGGCCGCCTCCGCGTTCCCCCGGACCTCGGCCTCGATCGCGTCCAGCCCGAGCTCGATCTTGCTCTTCTGCGTGAAGGCGAACTTCTCGCGCTCCAATTCCCGATCGGCCCGTTTCTCCAAAACCTTCACCCACTCCATGACAGGCCGCATCAGCTCGACGATCGCGGGGACCGGCATGGCGTTCTGCGAACGAGTGGTGAGAGTGAAGATCAGGTTCCGCAGGAGGCCGATCAGCACCGACATCTCGGGCGCCGGGTTGCGGGCCAGCTCGCGTTCGACGCGGTCGCTGGCGACGGCGCCGCTCGCCAGGCGATCGAGGACGATCTCCTGCAGCTGCTCCCGCTGCATGCGTTTGCGGTAGGCGGAGAGCGCGCTCCGGCTCACCACGAGCTTGCGCTTCTTGAGCCGGAGCAGGATTTCGTCGAAGGGGAGTTCCTGGGCGAACCACTCGCGCAGGTCGGCCTTGTGCGGCGACAGCACGCTGGAGGAGTGCCGGGAACCAATGGGCATGCGGGAGACGTGGAGCTTGCGCTGCGCACGCCGGCCGTGCTGGTTCGACCGCTCCTTCGGCTTGTAGGTCGGCTTCGGTCTCATGCGCTCACCGCCACAGGGCGGCCTGCATCCGGCCCTTGTCCGTCAGGGCCCACAGCGTTTCTCCGGTCAAATCCTGCTCCCCCTGAATCGCCAGCCCACGCTGCTCCAGTTCGTCCAGGGCCTCGCACGCCAGATCCGCCGCGTCGCGCACGTGCGGAAACCCGATGCGGGCGGCGTCCAGCACGGCAGACTCGGGGATGGGTTGGCCGTTGCACCGGTCGATCGCCCTCAGGACGAAGACCCGAATCGCTCCTCCGTTGCTGCTCATCGCGTTGGGTCGTCACACGGTGGGGGTTGGGGAGGTCTCGATGTGCCCGATCACCTTCGAGACGCTGGCCAGCAAGTCGTTGATGCGGGCCTGGGTGTTGCGGTCGCGGCGCTCTCCGTCGGCGATGAGGCGCAGTTCGAGCGCGTGCAGCTGCTCGACGATGCTGGCGCGGTCGTTCTTCGCCTCGAGGCGGATCTGTTCGACGATGGCTTCGAGACGCACGATGCGTTCCCGCATCTGGTGCTCTTTCGTCACGCAGTCCGCTTTGGTGACCCACTCGGGCGCGGGCGCGACCTGGAGAGGCTGGGGCGTGATGTCGCGGCGGGCCGGCCAAAACATCCCCCGGATCAGCGCGGCGATGCCGAGGATGCCGCCGATGAGGAGGATGGCGTTCTTGATGAAGTCGGCGGGGACGGAATGCATGGAGTCAACGGGCATTCGGGATCTCGGGCTGCGGCTGGCTGGGATCGTCCTTGGGAACCAGCAGGATCTCGCCCCCGCGTTGCACCGCTTTCATGCCATCCGGCAGGGTGAAGGTGCCAAGGGAGGGCGCCGCGGGAGCGCCGCTGGCCGGAAGGGCGGCCGCGCCGCCGGTCAGGTAGGTGGCGAGTCCCTTCATCAGGATCGCGCCAATCGCGTTCGAGAGGGCGGTGGCGTCGGAATCGGACTCGAGTCCCGCCACCGACATGCCCTGAGTCTTGTCGGTCTGGGAGATCTTGACTCCTCGCGCCGAGGACTTGCCCGCCATGAAGTTCAGGCTGCGGGCCCGCGTGCTGATCTCCGTGCCGTCCCGACGTCGGTCAATCTGCCGGGTGGTCTGGGTACTGCACCCGCTCGCCAGCATGAGGATGGGCAGGCCGAGCAGGGCGATGGCGGCCATGCGGGGAACGATCAGGGCCGGGCTGTCGGCGCCGCCGTCGTCGTCGTCGTCGTCCTGACGGGCGGCCCGCTTGGCGAGCCCTCGCGAGAGGGAGTAGAGGCCGGCCAGAGCGGCGGTGATGGCGAGGCTCCACTTCGGCGGGACCTGGTCGGCGATGGCGCCGAGAGCCGCCATGACCGCGGTCACGATGACGAACCAGAACTCGGTGGTGCGGTGACCCGGCTTGATGCTCATGCGGGGAAAGGAAGAGGGCCGGGCTGGTGGGAGGAGATCGCGACGGGGCGATGAGACCCGCGCGCGGAGGACCACCAGGCCCGGCCCGACACTGGAGACACGAACAGGCACCCAGCGGCCCGACCAGGCTGGGATGTCGAAGGCCCGAAAGGATGGCGGACCGTGGGTGCCACGCACCGCCAGCGTCGCAGCCGCAAGGCCCTACTTCACCTTGCTGGGCAATGGCGTGGAGGGAGATGAATAGACCCCGGTGTTTACCCACCGGGGTCCGCGGCGAGGAGGGACTATCGTTCTCGCCTCGGCCGATACGTCTGAGAACCGTACCGGCTTGGGTGTTCTACCACCGCCAGCGCGCCAGCCGCAAGGCGCTACCGCACCTCGCGGGTAATGGTTCATTGAGCAGACTTCTTGGCTTCCTGCTCCGCCCGGAATCTCGAAATTCGATCCTCGGCAGCCTTACGCTCCGCCGCCTTATCCGCCTCCGATTGCCTCCTGAGAACATCGGCATGGGCACGGAGCTCAGACGCCCGATTCCTGCGTTCTGACGTGATCATCTCCAACCCGAGTCTAGGCTCTGGAACTGGACCATAGTCGACGACAGCCAGCGTGCGCTTTCCTCCGGATGCCGCGGTGTACTCGAATTTCTTCCCGGTAATCTGAAAGACCCCTCTAACGCTATTCCCATCGACCATCGCATCTTGGTCGGGATGGACCACTACAAAGACATCCTGATCGGACGTCCGTCCGCAATCGACGATAAGACCTTCGCGCGTAACGCTGATCACCTTTCCGTCCTGAATCTCGATCCAATCGTCCGGGGTCTGTTCAGCGATCGATATCCATGCCTTCCCATCCCAGCGAACTGGATCCCGGATTAACCCCTTAGCACTTCGATACACTAGGCGCTTTTCGGACACGCTGTATCGTTCGATTTCGAACTCAATGCGGCCGGCCGCAGTCGCCATTTGTGCCGCCAAAAAGGCGTTCGACGTGGAGGCTTTGGAAGTGCTCTTCCAACCGGAGTATTCGTTCGATCCAACAATCGTTCCGGTTCTCTTGAGAACTTGTTCTGCGGGTTCAACGGGAGGCCGCATTGTTCCCCCTGGATACCACACGCTCTGACCTTGACTGCCCACTACGACGAAGGCGCACAAGCTGGCCATCACTGTTCGTTTCATACCCGACTCCTTTGAACCGGCTGATGATGAAAACAATGGTCTGGGAGGAGCGAGAAGGCAATCGATAGGTGGCGTGGACTGCGGATGTCCCACCGTCACGTCACGATGGGATGGCCATGGCCCTTACTTCTTGCCGGAACCGGCCCCCTTGCGCTCGCGCTTCGAACCTCTCGCCCGCCGAGAAGCGGGTTCTGGTGGAGGTCCTGGAGGCTCTGTCGGGCTCGCTCCGCCGCTGCCTGCGCTGCGCAAACCCCTGTTCGCCACTTCCATCAGGGCGTCGTCCATCACCGCATCCAGCAACCCCGGAGGAAGCTGCGCCTCCAGCGACGCCATGCGAGCCTCCTCCGTGATATCAAGTTGTCCCTTTGGCGGTCCGATTTCCGTAAGTGGCGACACGCGAACGGGTTCCTCGTTAATTACCGAATCGTTCGGTAATATATCGGCAACGCGTTGCAGGAGAGGTGTTTGCTTTTTTGGGCGAGCCCTATCTGGCGAGAATGCAAGCGCTCGGTCAGTAGGAACGCCAGCTTTCTCGAGGTACTCCACCAAAGCCAGCCGGATGAAGGTCGATCGGTCTTGGCCAACCCGGGATCTCGCGTCGTCCACCAAGGCGAGAAGTCGCTGATCGAGAGCGAGCGCAATGACCGTCTGACCGGGTGCCCTTTGGCCTGGCATCGACCCTGTTATACACCCCGCACCGTTCCGAGCGAGGAAACTTCTTGACGGGTGCATAATTCAATTATACACCTGCCGCACCGTGGAACGAGGCGCTGTCAAGGTCAGCAAGGCCAAGTTGGTTGCGGTGTGGCTTCCGGATCCCCTGGTTCAGGCGCTGGACACCTACGTCCTGAAGACCGATTCCGACCGATCGAAGATCATTCGTGCCGCACTGCGCGCCAAGCTCAACCTCTTCCAGGGTCCTGAGGCGAAGGAGGCCGCATGACCAAGGCCCGCAATCTCAGGCTCGGGACCTGTTACGTGATGGTATGGGAGGGCGTTTCGATTCTCGTGCGGATCGAAGTCCGCAATGGGGTGGTGGTGGCCGTGCCACCGAGCGGGCATGCGTTCCCCGTGACCGCGTGCCCGGGGGCGGTGTGGAGGCAGCGATGACATTCGCCTCCCCCACACCTCCCCCCCTGTCGCGGCTGGCGGTCCTGGTGACGCTGGAGACGGCGGGGGCGGTGTTGGATTTGCAGGGGTGGCAGATCCGGCGGCGAATCGAGGACGGCACGCTGGCGGCATTCGATCTGGCGCTGTTGCCGTACGGGCCGCGCCCGGCATGGCGAGTCTGGGTGCCCAGTCTTTCGTGGGCGGCCGACCGGCGTCCGCCGATGGCACCGGAGTTCGTGGTGGCCGCAGCGACCCACGATCTCTTTCAGGGCCGGGCCCACATTTTGGCCTCCGAGGTCGCGCTGCGGTGCGGGTTGGAATGCAGCGTCCTCTCCCGCCTCACCCGCGCGGGAGCGCTGGCGGACCCGGGCCGGCGGGTGGCCGCGTACCTGATGCAGCGGGGCGGTCCGGCGGAGCCGGGGAGCCGGCGTGGCAACGCCCATGCGCGGCTCATCACCCGGGATTCGTGGGCCGTCCTCATGGCGGCGCGGATCGCCGGCGCGGCTCTCACCCTTTCGGCCCCCGTTGGCCAGCAAGGTGAACGGCGGGCGATCGGCTGATATCTCTCAACCCCCAGACGTTTCTTCATGTTCTCCACCTCTCCCGAAGCTCCCGTCGAAGTGGTCGATGCCCGTGAATCCGACCCCTCGTCCCTCGTCCCTGATCCCTCGTCCCTACCCGCCTCCCTCCCCTCCACCGACCTCGAGGTGACGGGCGACTGGGTCCGCGTCCGTCGGTATACCGAGGCCGCCCGCCAGTTCGGCCGTGCCCAGGTCGCGTGCCAGGTGCTGGCCGGCCTCGAGCTGATCGAGCTGCGGAAGCAGAACAAGATCCGTCCGGGGCGTCCGACCGATCCGATGGCCCCCCAATGGGCCGACCTGGTGGCCGAGCATGCGGGCATCTCGGACGACACGGCGCGGAACTGGATCCGGATGGCCGAAGGCGTTCGCCCGAGGTTGAAGAAGCTGCCCGGTGTAGGCGCGCTTTTCCGGGAGCTGCTGGAGGTCCCGCTGCACCAGTTATCGGTGGAGCAGCATCACCTGCTGGAGGAGGCGGTCCACAAGGCGACGGATGGGATGACCCAGATCGAGTTCCTGCGGGAGCTGGGCATCGCCAAGTGGCCGGCGGGGCACGGGGCCACGGGCGGGGATCGCGGAGGGAGGCGGCCGCCGAAGTCGCTGGTGCCGCCCACCGAGGAGGCGATGCAGGCGGTGGCGCGGGCGGACTGGGTGCAGATCGAGACCGTGCTGGATGCGAGCCGGGCGAACTTCTGCCTGCTGTACGATTTCGAGGTGGAGGCGCAGATCGCCGTGTTCGAAGCGCACATCAAGGCGCGGCGAGCCTGGCTGCGTGTGGCGAAGAAGGACCGGACGCCGCAGACGTACCAGATGGTGGCGGAGATGTTCCGGACTGTGGCGGGAGCGCCGCTCACTCAAGCCCAGGTCGCGCTGCCGGCGGCCGTGGAGGGATGAGATGCTGACACTCGCGAACATCGGATCGGCGTCGGGGGGACGGGAGGTCTGTTCCGTCGGGAATCATGTGCTGTCCGCCGGATCGTCTGCCGGCGGGTCGCTGGCGGGTTGCTCGGCTTCCCGTCCCCCCGGAGCCGGTCCGGATCGCGATTGGGCGGCGCTGCCGAAGGACGAGCTGAATCGGGTGCGGGTGTGGGCGGCGGCGCTGGCGGAGGTGGCGCCGCCGATCGTGCCGGCGTTGGAGCGGATTGCCCGGCAGCTGGGGTGCAGCTACTCCACGGTGCGGACCCGCTACTATAGATGGTTGAAGGGCGGCCGCGACCCGTGGTCGCTGGTGAGTGGGGTGGTTCTCCGGGAGCCGGCGACGGCGCTGAACGCGGAGTTCAAGGCGGAGTGGCATCGACGGTACTGCGCGGCCCAGCGATCGGGCGCGGCCGCGTACCGGCGTCTGATGGAAGACCTGGCACGGGGAAAGCCCATCGCGGGCCTGCCGGAAGGTTGGGACCGAACCCTGCTCCCCGCCGGGTGGACGTACCCGAACCTGATGCGGAACAAGCCGTCGAAGTGGATCACAAAGACGCTCCGAGTCGGGCCGGTGGCGGCGTCGCAGATGCGGCCCCTGCTCTACACGACGCGCGAGAACTTGTGGGTGGCAAGTCACTACCTGTTCGACGATCTGTGGCACGACCTGATGGTGAACGTGCAGGACACGTCGAAGACGGGTCGCCCGCTGGAGTTCGACTGCCTGGACCTGTACTCGGGATGCAAGATTGCTTGGGGCTTCCGGGTGCGGACGAAGAACGACGACACGGGTCGGATGGAAGGTCTGACGGAGCAGATGATGCGGTGGCTGGTGGCCTACGTGCTGGTGAAGATCGGCTTCGATGCGCGGCGCGGAACGGTGCTGGTGGTGGAGCGTGGGACGGCCGCGATCCGGGAGATGCTCGAGGCGCTGATCCACGAGCTGACGGGTGGGATGGTGAGTGTGCATCGGGGCGGCATGCAGGGGCGGCCGGCATTCGTCGGCGCGTACCACGGCCCGGGGGGTGGGAACCCCCGGTTCAAGAGTCCGATCGAGTCTCTGCGGCACCTGATCCACAACGAGCTCGATCACCTGGTGGGACAGACGGGGAAGGATGTGGCGAATCGGCCGGAGGGACTGACCGGACGACTGAAGGAGAACGACGAGTTGCTGCGGGTGGCGGAAGTGCTGCGGGCGGTGCGGCCGGATCTGGCTCCGCTGTTGCGGATGCCGCTGCTGAACCACGCCCAGTTCGCCGATCTGCTGATCTCGATTTACGGCCAGATCAACCGCTCGATCCACCACCGGCTGGAGGGATGGTCCCGACTGGTCACTCCCGCCCAGGACGGGATGACGATGCGGCGGCTGTCGCGGTGGGAGGTTTGGGAATCCGGCCGCAGCCAACTGACGCGGTTGGACTCGAAGGCTGCGTCGGTGCTCGTGTGGAACGAGGCGGAGGCGGTGACCAGGCCGGTGAGGTCTCGGATGATCGAGGTCTGGACCAAGGAGCTCAGCACGGACGTGTTGCGCTACTCGGCCCGGCATCTGGAGGAGGGCCAGACCTACCAGTGCCTGGTGAGCCCGATCGATCCCAGCGAGCTCTTCGCCTACGACGCACGGGGATCGCTGGTCGGTATCTGCCCGCTGATCCCCAAGGTGTGCCGGACCGACACGGAAGCGCTGCAGGAGCAGTTCGCGCGGATCTCCAAGGAGCATGCGGAAGACCGGCGGGCGGTGGCGGCCGTGGGATCGGACCTAATCCGGGAGCGCATCGAGCAGATCCGCAGCAATGACGCGATCCTGCGCGAGGCGGGTCTGAGCGGAAAGAACAAGGCGGCGGTGCAGCGGCTGGCCTCGGCGGCGGCCCGCGCCGGCCAGGGGATGGCCGAGATGATTTCGCGGGAGGCAACGCCGGAGCCGGTGGTGCCCGATGAAACGCTGGACGTGCGCACGACCGAACCGGTTGAGGAGCCGGAGTCGGACTTGGTGGATGCGCGTGACCAGTGATCCCGCGGATGGAGGAGACACGCGATGATCGATGAAGCGATGAAGGATGAAGCGGGCTCAGCGAGCCCCGGTGAGGTGGAGATGGCATCCCCGGCGGTGCGGGTTTCGACCCCGTCGCGGTGGAACATCCCGGGGGATGTGGTCCACCGGGCGACGCAGGCCCTCGGGGACTACGAACGGGAGCAGATCCTCTGGCTGGGCCGCTGGGCGGCGGAGCAGAACCTGACGGTCAAGGAGGTGGCCGCGGCGCTGAAGAAGCCGAACGGTGACGCCTACTCCCCGGACTCGCTGTACCAGGTGATGACGGGCCGGCGATCGGATCAGGGGGTGAGCCTGCGCCCGTTCGCGGAGTCCATTGCGGCACTGCGCCGGCGGGAGTCGGAGAACGAAAGCCGGCTGGCGACGGGGTTCATCGAGACGCCGATGACCCGGCGGCTGTTCCGAATCTTCGGTCGGGCGTTCACGAAGAACCGGGTGGCGTTCGTGCTCGGGCGGTCGCAGGTCGGCAAGACGACGGCGGCAATCGAGTACCAGCGGACGCACAACCACGGGGCCACGGTGCTGGTACGGATGCCGACCCGCGGGACGCTGAGCCATTTCCTTGGTGAACTGGCGGAGATCGTCCGGGTGCCGGTGCATCGGCGCGGGGACCAGCTGCGGCGCCGGGTGCTGGACTGCTTCGACGAGCGGACGCTCCTCATCGTCGACGAGGCGCATCAGGCCCTGATGGGCCGGGCGGACACCTCGGCGATGGCGCTGGAGTACGTGCGCGAGATCCACGACCGGCGCAAGTGCGGGGTCGTGCTGATGGGCACGGACGTTCTCCGCCAGGGGCTGATCCATAACCGGGTCCTGCGGCAGCTGTGGCTGCGGCGATCGCCGGGGTCGGTGATCACGCTGCCGGACTCGGTGCCGGCGGCGGATCTGGCGGTGTTCGCGCAGGCCTTTGGCCTCGAACCGGCGCCGGACCGGGACATGGCGGTGAAGTACCTCGCGACGGAAGCGGGCGGGGAGGTGGAGAAGACGTTCAAGGCGAACCCGGCGCAGCTGCAGAAGCTGATCACGACGGACGATGGGCTGGGCGCCTGGGTGCGGTTGCTGGAGGACGCCCGGGATCTGGCACAGGAACGCTCCACGGCGATCCGCTGGAGCCACGTGCTGGTGGCCTGGTGCCTGGCCAAGGCGGCGGAGGAAGGCGGTGCGCTGTGAGTGCCCGCTACGCCGTGCTGGTGGAGGTGGCGAACCTGTCCGAGGCCGAACGGGACGCGCTCAACTCGATGATCGGGATGCTGACGGATCCCGGGCTGAACGGGTTGCGCCGCCGGTTCGTGCGCGGGGAGGTGGGGCTGTGTCTGGAGGATGGGGATGTGACGTGGCCGACGATGCCGTTGCGCGAGATGGAGGTGGCCGCGTGAGAACTCTCACCGATGCCGAGTTCGAAGCCTTCAAGGGCCGCCTGAACTCCGCGATCCATGAACTGGTGTTCGCCTGCCAGCACCTGGAACAGGAAGACCTGGACGACGCGCTGACCTGCATGGTGACGGCTGGATCCACGATCGAAGCGGTGGCGAACGAGGTGGCCGAACTGGAATCCCAGAAACAGGAGGGCGCATGACCGCGATCGAACAACTGCTCGGAGGCGATGTGTGGCGGACGGTCAACGAGCTCAAGGCCCTCGAGGACGCGCTGCGGGCCGTTCGTCTGGAGCTGGAACGCAGCCAGGGAATGGATCCCAGCGTGTCCCTCGTGACGGTGGTCGTGGACGTGGTGGCCGAGGAGTTCGGGGTCGAGGCGGTGGCCGTTCGCGGCCGGGGCCGCACGATGCAGGTCGCGCTGGCCCGGCAGGTCGCAATGTCGCTGACGCACCAGCTGTTCATCCCGTCGCTCAGCAAGGTGGGCCGAATGTTCGGACGGGATCACGGGACGGTTTGCTGGGCCATCCGAGCCGTCGCCGACGCAGTGAGCACGGATCCCAAGACGGCGCGGCGCGTGGCCGCGATTCGGCTGCGGTTGACGGCTCGCGAATCGCAGCCCGTCCAGCCGCAGGCCGTCACTCTCACCCCGATGAAACTGGCCGCATGAACACCTTGATCTGCGTGATTCTCGGGCTCGCCACGGTCGCCAGCGTTGTCGCCCTGTCCGTGATCGTGCGTCTGGGTTGGATCGCCTCCGGCGAGTCCGACACGAACGGCGATCCGGAACGCGACGGCGTCGGGGACATCGACGATCTGCCGCGCGAATGGGACCGCGGCTCCGGTGAGACCGAACGCCGACCCAATCTCGAATACGCCCGCCGTACCAACCGCAACGCCATGCTCCGGTCGGCGGGATTCTAACCGGAGCTGGCACAACACGGAGACACGACATGACCGATGGGAAACTGAAATCGCTGGTGACCGAGGCTGTCCGGCTGGACCGCCAGATCTCGGAGATGGAGGAGACGCTGAAGGAACTGAAAGCCCAGCTGGTGACGGAAGCGGAAAGCCGCGACGAGGAACAGGAATCGACGGACGGCGGCGGGCGCTCCTGGACAGCCACCGGAGCGGACGGATGCATCGCCCGGGTGACGTTCCCGGCGCCGAAGCTGAAGTCGAAGGTCGATGGGGAAGGCAAGGCGATCGACAAGATCAAGGCGGCGGCGGGCAAGCTGTTCGACCGGCTCTTCCGGCCGGCGGTGACCTACCGGCCGGTGGAGAACTTCCGGGCCGAAGCGGTGACCCTGCTGGGGAAGGACGCCGGGAAATTGGTGCGCCTGTGCGAGATCGAATCGGCACCCCAGGTGGCGTTCGAGACCAAGGAAGCAGCCTGAACGGAATCCCGGCCATGCGTGAGGACACCCCAGTTTTCGTACCGATCGAGGTCCCGGACCGGATCCTGATCTCCGTGGTGTCCCGCATGGACCGGGCTCTGAGAGACTACCTGGCGGCCCGGGCCGAGGGGCGCCCGCCGTCGAGGGGTGCGGCGTCGGAGGTTCGGTTCATTCCCCACACGCCGGAGTCGCGTGCAGCCTACCTGCATCGGCTCCGCAATCGCTCCTCCACCGAGAAGCCCAGCCCCTCGTACGCGCCGCGGAGGACGGCGAATCCACGGTCTTCCCCAAACCACAATGGGGCCCCCAGCAACGCAGCGCCCAAGGCCCAAGTGACATCCTCCGGAGAGGGTAACCGACGGGTCGCTCCTGTCGTGCGTACGACTCCACGAGACGGGTCCGTCAGGAGGAAGGCAGCAAGCCGGAAGGCTCGGCGCCGAGTGGGGGCCCCGCTCATTCGAAACGGACGATCGCGATCGGCGGCGCAGCCTCGGCTGCTGCCCGATTTCTCCAACCTGGACGCGGTGATCGCCCACAACCTCGGCCTCCGATGACAGCGAAGCAACGCACCCTTTACTGGCGCGAGTGGCAATCGGTCCTCCGGGTCTACCCGGACGCGGATCGGCACGAGCTGCACGTGCAGTCCCTGGGCAGGGACAAGAGCAGCAGCGCCTTCACGAACGAAGACCTGGACAAGGTGCTGGCGACGTTTCGGGCGATCAGCCATCCGGACGACTTTTCGGGCCAGCTCCGGCAAGTGCAGCAGCCGGTGACGCGGGCGCTCTACGGGTTGGACCAGACGATGCGCTGCCTGGCGCTCTACGTCGCCGACGCGCCGGCGTACCGGGACGCGATCGTTCGCTCGTTCTGGCCCGGCCGGTCGCTGAGCGATCTTCGGGTCGACCAGGTCCACACGTTGCGGATGACGATTTGGGCACGGGTGGCCGGCGCGGACGGGATGCGCGCCCAGGCAGGTCACTCGCTGCATGACATGCGCAAACTGGCCGGAATCCCGTGCGAATGCCGGGTCTGTCGTCCAGTCGCGAAACCCCCTGTGCGATCGCTGGTGCGCCAGACGGTCCATCCCACGCCGTGACGCAGAACGAGAAAATCCTGCAGGTGCTGGAAGGCCAGCGCGGTCGTTGGGTGCCGATGCCCGAGCTGGCGTCGGCGGCAGGAGCGTACGCGGTTCATTCGCGGATCTCGGACCTGAGGCGGGACGGAAACGTGATCGAGACGCGGATCGAGGGGAACTGCCCCAAGCGCTCGTTCTACCGGCTCGTGGGTTGGGTGCAGGAGGAAATGGCTCTGGAAAGGACACCATGACGAAAGACGAAAAACTGGCGGCGGTGGACAAGTTGCTCGGGGTGTATCGCGGCGATCTGCAGGAAGCGCGATCGCGGGAGGAGGAGTGGGGCCTGGAGGCCGCCTATTACCAGCGGATGGCGGACCTGCTGAAGACGCACACGGAACGGGCAGCGCAGGACATCGCGTGGCTGGAAGCGGTCCGGCAGGAGATCGAGTTGGGAAAGCTGTAGCGGTGGAGGTCGTGGGACCGGTGTTTCTGATCGGCAATCGAACGTCGACCGAAGGATGAATCGACTCGCTCAATCACTGGGAGGCTGTGAGGTCTGGCGAATCCGGCCGGCGGCACGGCGAGAGCGCCCGATCCTGTTCTCCACCCCGATGGTGGTCGCCATCCTCGCCGGTCGGAAGACTCAGACCAGAAGGGCCTGCAAGCGCCAACCGGATTTGGATTCCTACGCCGGAAACATCCGTCTCCGGCAGAATTATCCGCACGACGGCACGGCGACTTGGTGGTCCACCGATACAGCGTTTCCAGTCCTCGTTGACGCCGTGTCGTGCCCCTACGGCCGACCAGGAGACCGCCTGTGGGTCCGGGAGACGTGGCAGGACACAAGCCTTGATGATGTGACGCGCTGCCTGTCGTTTCGGGCAACGTGGCGCGATCCAGAGCCTCCCGAGAATGGCTGGCGCCCGTCGATCTTCATGCCCCGATGGGCCTCCCGAATCACCTTGGATATCCAGTCCGTTCGCGTGGAGCGGTTGAAGGACATCAGCAACGAGGACTGCTTTGCCGAGGGGCTTCCCGAGGACAGCGAGAAGGGCAATCGTACATGGTACGGAGACCTCTGGGAAAGCATCAACGGAAAGGGGTCGTGGGACCTCAACCCGTGGGTGTGGGTCGTGGAATTCAAGCGAGTGACCGCGACAGGCTCAGCGACCGGCGGGGAGGTGGCCCCGTGAGCGCGCCCAACGCACCAGCCGGTTCGCCTGGAGCGGCTGGTTCGGCGACGGTGGATCATCCATCCCACTACAACGCCCATCCAAGCGGCGTGGAGTGCATCGTGGTGGCCGAGGCCTTCGGATTCAACCTGGGCAACGTCATCAAGTACGTCTGGCGAGCCGAGGAAAAGGGAGCGCCGATCGAGGATCTGAAGAAGGCCCGCTGGTATCTGGACCGCGAGATCGCGCGGCGAGAGTCACCGAACGCTCCGCGCTCAGCCACGGAGGGCCGATCGTGAGCGCCGAGACCACCCAGAGCGGGACCGGCCCGAAGTTGGCTGGATCGGCTGGGGCTGCCGAAGTCTGGGACGACTGCGATGACGAAGGCTGCTACCTGTGCGGCGGGACAGGAACAATCGTGACGTGCATCGACGACCTGTGCAGGGGAGCTGGCGAGTGCATGCACGGTGACGGCGAGCAGCCGTGCCCAGCGTGCTGCGGAGATCGGCAGAACACCGAGCGTAGCGGAGGCGACCGATGAACGAGACCACGCAACCAGCGCAGACGCCGACCGCTCCCGCGGCGGGTTCGGATGACGTGGAGGCCGCCGTGTTGCTTCACCTTCGGGACATCCGAGCTGAAGAGTCGCATTTCCCCGGACGCCCGATCAGCGAGGACATCGCGGTAGACATGGCCTGGACGCGATACTCCAAGACGATCCCCAACGAGGAGTTGGCGTGCGTCCTCTACTACATCCTCGATCGGCACGTGAAACCGCACAACGTCCTATGGGCGAAGCTGCGCGAGATCACCATCCGGCTGATGGCGAACCCGAAAGGAATCCGCCCAGTGAGGCGTGTGAAGAATCCGAACGCGGAGGCTCTGCCACCCGGCGGAAAGGGGGCACTGTGAGCGACCAGACCGCGAACGCCGGTTCGCCAGCACCTACTGGTTCGGCTCCGGATGACTCGCCCAGGCCTCCGTTGGGAGCAGCACCTGGTTCGGCGTTGCGTCAAGGCCGCGTGCTGGACGCTCTCCAATGGATCAACCAGGTCCGAGTGGCCTCGAACCTTGAGGTGGCAAACTACCTCCGGATCTCCTCATGGAAGGCCAGCGCTATCTGCAACCGGCTCCACAAACTCGGCCTCATCTCCTGCGAGCAGCGCGGCGGTCGGGGCCGTCACGCACGTCCATCTGTATGGCACACCAAGACCAACATTTGAAAATCCGGTCCGAGAACCTGTTGGAGATGTGCATGGAAGCCGACCCTGCGCAATGGGCCGCCTACCAGATCGCGGCCAAGTCGCATCCCGAGATACGGACCGTCGGTGAGGCTATGACGATGGTGGAGGGCATTGTGCGCCAAGCGATCCAGATGTCCGCCGGGCAGTCGCCGAACGCTGGAAGGTCTGCCACCGCTGGGGCGGCTGGCGCTCACCCCGAGGAGAAACGCTGACCGCCCCAGCGGTTGGCAGCACCTACTGGTTCTCCGCAATGAGCACCGCATCCTACAATTCAGTTCCGCCCGAAGAGCGTCCGCACTTCATCCGATGCCGTGGGTGCGGCGAGATGATCGACTGCCGGGATCTGGACGAGGTGGTCTACCACGAGGTTCACGTCCCGCGGCCCGACATTCAGTACAGCGGAAGTCGGAAAACGGAGAACGACAAAATTAACCGGCGCGGCCACCGCGCTTAATGAAAACCCGCGACGCTTAACCGCGTCCGGTTGAATGCCTTGTTAGGCGTAATTTTGGAGGAACCACAATGGCTGACACTGACTTAGCAGCAGCGATGATCACAAG